TGGCATTGGAGTGTCAGGTCTTTTCTTTCTGATCTCTCTAATCTTTTTGATCTTTCTTGGATCAATATATTTTAATTCTGTGATACCCTTTTTAGGACTTTCTCTATCAATAACTTTTTGATAAAATATTCTACCATCTACATACCATCTTCTAAAGATGTCGTGTCCTTTGGTATTGAAGTTCATTAATTTTAAAACTTCTATAAATTCGTCTTCTATTTTCTTTCTAACTTCTTTTCCGTATGGTAAATCTGTTAGATTAATTCTTACTGCGTCTTTCAATTCATTTGCGACAATTGCTTCATTGACAATATCTTCGATTGCCATATCGCATTCAGGGTGTAAAGCTATTTCTCTATATCTACGAACCAGGTCCTGCTCTGTTTTCGCAGTACCTTCCATATCCAAGTATGAACCAAAGTGTCCTCCAGCATTGACCGTTTGTGTACCGTCATCTGCTTGTGCTGAAGTGAAAGCCTGTTTTGGGTCAGCTTGTTTCTTTAATCGTGTTATCGAAAAGCCGAATAATTCTGCCATAATATCTCCTTGTACTACTACTTATAAGGGATTAAAAAGAGGGGCTCGAAAGCCCCTCTGATGTAATATTAAGTTGTAGTATTTGTTTCAAAGTATTGGTACTCAAAAGTAACTTCAAATTGTTCAATTGCACCTTGTTCTTCATAGTCCAAAGCAATTGCACCAATTGTAGTTGGATAAGCACCTCTTAAAGTATAAGACTTAATAGTGTTACCGTTTCTGTCTAAATGGTCGACAAAAGCATCTACTTGATAGTCAACAGGATTTGTTAATCCTTCGTTATCAGTCATATTGTTGATACCGTTCTGCCATCTTTCGAAAGCATTTCTTAACTTAAAGTTAGTATCGTTATATACTGTAACTGACCATGCAGGTATAGTTCTGTCACCAGCGATTTTAACAGCTCTTCCTCTAAATGGAACTGGTATATTTGCCACTTCCATAGATGGAATAGATGTTGCTCGACATAAAAACGCTAAGTCTTCTATTTCGCCGCCAACTTGTGCGTAACCAGGAAAAGGCATTACTACCTTAAACTGATTGGCTCTTGCGCCACCGCCAGCAAGTTTAGCTTTGAAGTCATTAATGTTAGGCATTGTTTATTTCTCCTTCTCTACTATTAGCCGCCAGCGACCTCTTCAAAGGCCACTCCAGTTCTGGTTGCGATGAATTGTAATGTGATAAAGTTAATGCTTCTAGCAGGTTTAATGAATATCTCTGCTATAAACTCATTTCTATCAATTACTTCACCTGTGTTGTTAGTTTCATCACATACTACTAAAAAGTCTGTGATACCTCGTCTACCTTGTACTTCTCTTAGGAAAGGTTCTACAATGTTTCTAAAGTTAGCTCTTGTAAATTCATCATTGAACTCAAAGAGTTGGAATTTAGAAGCAGTTGCAATCGCCTTCTCTAAAGTGATAAACAATCTTCTTACGTTGATTCTATCAAAAGCACTTGGCGAAGTCAATCCAGTTTTATCACCGAAAAGAATTGTACCTTGACCTGGGAAAGTCGCAACAGGATTTATTCTGCTTGGGTATAATTGATCTCTTTGTGATTTAGTTGGATTGTACGCTAATTTAACTGCGCCTCTAATGATACCTCTGTTGAAACCAGCAGGTGAGTACCATGCATCAGCGATTAAATCAGTTCTTGCCGCTAGACCAGCAACATCACCGTTTAATGGAACAAATCTGTATACGTCAGAATATCTGTCGTACATATATTTGTAACCACTATCAAATACAACATAACTTGATGATCTAATGTTATTAAAGAAATCAATAACGTTAGTTGTTTGTGTATTTGAGTTAGCGATATTAACTACATCTGCTCTTTGTGGTGAAGCAAACACGATTGCGTCTTTTCTTTCTTCAGCAATTGTGACAAGATTGTCAACGTGTGTTGTACTTCCACTAGGACCAGCAATAATTAATCCTACATCAACTGTTTCAGCGTCTTGGAATTTTTCATACGCTGTTTTTAGTTCGCCTGTAGTTACAGTTGAACCATTTGAACCACCAGATAATGATTCATTAGTTGGTGTATTAACAGCAGTGAAAGTTGTTCCACTTGCGTTGTTACCCCAATTTGAACCAGAAGTATTGTGATCCATCCAGTAAATGTACTGTGATTTATTTTTAATCACAGTTGGATAGTAGTTGTTATCTCCTTGTGGAGTTTTTGCGTCAGCCGCTTTTGATAAGTTAGAAAATGTTTCAATTACTTCTCCTGGTGTTCCTGAAATTCCACCGTCTTCGTCAACGACTACTACGTGGATTTCATCACCTGATCCGTTTCTATTTGAAACGTATGGTGAAGTTCCTGGAGCGCCATCTACTGAATCGTAATATCTCCATCTTCTTTTTATTCTTGCGTTATCTACAACTACTCTTTTTAATCCGCCAGCACCTCTTGGGTGTTGTACAAAATTAATAGTTTCACCAGAACCTAAAGATGTGATTCTATAAAAATCACCATCGTCAAAATCTGATGTATCTGCAGTTGTTGAAAACTGTATTATATCTCCTACATTAAATGCGCTATTGTCATCAACAGCAACAGAAGTATCTCCTACTACGTTGGTTGTTGAATCTGATGCAACTAATGATGATGATACTTGTTCGTAAGCTGTAGCCGATGGGCAAGTCGCAACTAATAAGTTGTTACCCCATGCTCCTGCTGATCTCGCAGCAAAAGTTCCTACTACACCTTGTCCGCTTTCATAGTTATTTTCATAGTCATCTGTGTTTTTTACTAACACGCTTGAACCTGCGCTGTTAGCATTTGTCAAAGATGAGTTGGTAGCTCGTACTACTCTTAATGCGTTAGAGTATTGTAAGAAGTTAGAGGCGCTGAAAAAATACTCAAAGTTTGTTGAGTCAGGTTTTCCAAACGTATCTACTAATTCTTGTTCACTAGAAATTGCTACGATTTCGTCAACTGGTCCCTTTGCGAATTGTCCCGCAAAAGCTCCGATTGATGTTGATACCGCAGGAATAATTCTACTTAAATCTTTTTCCTGTACGAGAACACCTGGTGATACTTGAAATGCCATAGGTTGTTTCTCCTCTTAATTAGCTAATTAACATTTTTAATTTTTCAAAATCCATAAGTTTTCTTATGACCATAGTCAAACTTTATCAGTTAATGATATTTATAATAACCCGAAATTGTAGTTATTGACCCTTTCTTACAACAGGGAACCAACGGGTACCATACTCGTCTACAGTTTCTTCATTCATAGGGTCACTATTGATACCGTCATCTACGAACCCAAAAGGCGCCATATCTTGTTCGATTAGATTTTGTTGTTCCATATACATCTGATTTCTTATATTTGAATCAGATAACTCTTTGAAATAGGGTTGATTTGAGAGCCACCCAAATATGACTAAACACATAACCAAGTCATCATTACAGCCTTCTTCAGCCATCCAACTATTCCCTCTACGTGAAAATGTTGATATTTCTTCAATGATACTAAAATCGTTCACTTGTAGTTTATCACCCTCCATAAGCGTCTTAAAATTCGCACAACCCACCTTTTTTATTTGTTTTGTCATTCTTACCCCTAGTGATGTACCTCGACCAGAGAACATCGCTCCAAGTATTTGACCCGCTCTACCCTTTTGAGTCGTCATTAAGATATTCGGGTATTCTAACTCATAGTGCATCGCTTCGGCGATTGATTGACCTAAGTCATTGACTTCAATTAATGTATGCGCTTCATTGTACGCCTTTGCCGTTTGACTTACTATATTTGGAAAGACAAATGGTTTAACTTCATTGTTCTTGTATGTACACACAACTTCGTATGCTATCTTTTTACTTTCATCTTTGGTAACGTCTATTATAATAAACGCAGAGTAATCTTTGTTTGTACCTCTCGCCACGTCAACACAACAAACATACATACGACCTTTTTCTGGTTTCTTAAACATCTTTAATCCATTTTTAGATTGTAACGGATCGGCGTATGGTGTGTTTTTAATTTTCGCTGGTGAGATAAGAGTATCTACTGAACCTAAAAACTCACACTCAAACTCTTGTTGGAATTGTTCTTCACTTGTATTACGAATAGTCATCTCTTTCCATTTTTCATCTCGTCCAGGAACTTCTGACCAATGTACTTCTATAGGTACATAATCATTTCTTTTATTGATCGCATCTATCCATAATTTGTAATATTGATTCATACCGTGAGGTGTGGATACAATAATCATCTTTGTTCTTTTACCAGATGAGATGGTAGGATAAACTGAACTAAAAAACATCTCTGCGATATTCGCTGGTACGAAAGCAAACTCGTCAAGGAAGATGATATTAAATGAACCTCCTCGAATAGCGGAACTTGAAGTCGCCGCTGCTACAATCGTTGATTTGTTTTCTAACTCTATATTACCTTTGTTCCAATTGATGATACCTTGTTGTAA